TGTCAATACCTGTACCGCCTGTAAAGGTCATAGCTTCACTATCAAGGTCAATGCTCAAAGCACCGCCAGTATCTGCACTAAAGTCAAAGTCTTGAGCAGTTACTTGTGCATCTACGTAAGCTTTGATAGACTGTTGCGTAGCTAATGACGTAGCACTGTCAGAAGTTAAGTCATCTTCATCAAGAATAGCAGTAACTGTAGAGCCACTGCCTAATACAAGGCTGTCAAGGTTTGCAGTGCCATTAATGTAAAGATCTTTAAACTGTAAAGAAGAAGTACCCAGATCAATATCATTGTCTGTAACAGGTACAATAACACCGTCTTGAATACGAACCTGCTCTACAGCAGCACTAGAAACTTCTACATAAAAACCAAGACGATTGTTTGTTCCGTCTACTTCAATCTTGTTAAGAAAATCAAGATCACCAATCTTAAAAATATTACCACCTTGACCAGCAGTTCCATCATGTCTATGGCCTGTGTTTACTGCGCTGGTAGAGGAGTAAGCAAAAGAGTTTACTAATTGGTTGTACTCGTTATTAAACAACGATGCTGAAATAGTATCTCCATCAGCGAATGTACTTTGTCTGGTATAGCTCTGAGCCATCTATTATCTCCTTCCTGATGGAGTGTAGTCTATATAAAGACCATTCACTGTATATGGCGATTGTTGATCTGAACTTGTCACAATAAAACTTACGGTATGTCCACTACCCTGTACTGTTTGGCGTATCAAAGGATCTGAAGAGGCTCCAAATACATTGGTTCCTAATATGCCTGATCCAAAAATACTAGGTAGTGGAATACTATCTAATACATAATCTAAAGGTTGTGCGATAAGAGGATCTTCATAGTCATAACGCACACGTAATGTAGGCTGTACCGATCCTTCAGGACTCATAGAAATGCGTACATACCGCATAGTCTTTTTAGTACCTACATCACCAAAATCTAAGTTAGGTGTTTGATAAGCTGCCGTTACATTAGTAGCAGTACCACCGTAGTCAAAAGAGTTACCAGTGTCATGATTATAAATATAACCATCAGTATCTCCATGCCACGTTTGTTCAATACCATCAACATCTAAGTCTGATGTCAATGCTGTAGCTTTAATTCCTAAAGTTTCTGAGTACTGAAAACCTTCATTGGTTAACGTAGCAATTACACCTTTAGCAGCAGCATTAGCAGTACCATTATTATTATAAAATAATCTGTATTGTGACTTACTTCTAAGTACAGCACTTGTAATATCTAAGTTATCAATGTTAGCTGCAATACTTTTAATCGTAGGCTGAATAGGTCTACTTACACTTCCTAACTCAACGTCACCAATCCGTACCGTACCTGCAACGGTTCTAAGACCGTCAGGACTCAAAAATAACAAATCACCTGCAATTTCCTGAATGCTTTGAAAATCCATGCAACCTACGTTTTTTGTTATAGGTTGTACTACAATACTATTAGAGTCATTAATGTTTAACAGTTTAAAAATACTATTCTTACAAAAGATAATAAGATCACTTCGGAAACTAGCCAAGCCTACTACCTGATCTTCAAGGACAATAGAACCTGCTCCAGTACCTACAAAGTTATCAGGATCATTTGTATGGCTGTAATAAATTGTATTTTCTGTACCATCAGCACCTGAAACTACAAAATGTTTGTCATGAATAGTCCCTACTCTTGGAGCCACTGTACCACTTACAGTAATTTCACCAGCAAAAAAAGTACGAGTAGTTAAAGCACCAGTACCTTCCATTCTAAAAAAGTAAGGCTTATTAGCTCCATCACATATAAGTATTTCACCGTAGTCTGACAAACCTTCAAATAATGAAAAACTTATTTGTGATTGGTTAGTACGTGCTAAGTCTGTACGGCCTGTAAAGGTTGTATAGTTATCTCCACCGCTGTGTACACTTTGTTTAGATATAGAAATCCAAGATGTACCATCCTGACTAAAAAAGATTCCAGTATCTGAACAAACTATTACACCATCGGCATAACCTCTAATACCTAATACTTTAGCAGAGCCATTAGGACGTACTGCTGAAGCTCCTCCAAAAAGATTAAAGCCATTAATACGACGATAGCCGCCATCAGTATCTACCTCAAAGTTTGTAAGCTTAGAAGCAATACCCGGCTGTCCCAGCATCTCAAGCTGGTTAAGGCTGGTATATAAACCACCTTTAGCTGATAAACCAAACGGCTGAGACATTATACAAACCTCATACGGTCATCTTTAAACTCGCCGGGATTAGGATTCATCAGATTAAGTTTCATCAGACGTAAGCCACGCTTGTAGTCTTCAAGAGCAAATGCAGAAAACTGTGGACTTTCTTTAAACTGATAGATATAATATCTAGCCCTGTTAAGCAATACAGGCTTGTAAGTATTTGGGAATACTGTTTCATCACCAAATGCTGAAAGCTCTGTAGGTAGTGCATAAGCATAAAACCAAATACGATATACTTTATCTGGAATAGAGCTAAGACCAAACTTACGATTGTCAGGACTTTTAATTACACGATCAGGAATACCATACTGTTGGGTATCTGCATCGTCTAAGTTTTCTGGAATGCGTCTGTAGTCTTTCCAAGCTTCTGTTGTAGTAAAGCGTAAGTTACGCGCAGTATATGGTGCTGCTTCACCTGATACACCTACAGTAGTCAAGTAAAAGTTATCCCAATCAATGTAGCCATAGTCAGTAGTTAAAGAAGAACTAGCAGGCTTTAAGTTATACCAGCGTTGTCCTGCTACAGTTTCTACGTATACATTACCGTACATAGGATCTGTTTCACCACTAAGGTTAACAGCAAGAAAAGGCCACTGAGGTTCTTCATTAACAATATCTAGATAAGCCCTGTTAATAGAGTCTTTAACGTGTTGTTGAATACCCACAGCAGAAGCAAAGCTAGAACTTGTAAGCTCTACCTCATTCATCTCCCGTAGGAGTTCATTTGCTAAATCTAGATATGTTGCAGCCATTATTTATGTACCTTTTGAACCTCAAAGTTTGCTGATTTACTTGCACCCTTATGAGACTTGTAACCCTCTTTAGGATCTTTCATAAGCTTAAAAGTCTTTCCAGACTTCATCCAGTGGTAACCTTTAGGAGCAGCTACTTTCATTTTACTTTCTGCGTGACCGTCTTGCTACCACACAGCTTTTCCATCTCTTGCACAGAAGCATAGCCGCCTTTGTTATACATAGAGCGTCCACCGCCCATCTTACCTTCACGTACCATACTGCCGTACATCATACCTTTCTTTTTATCTTTACCGTACATCATTAGTCTTGCTCCATTGAAAAAGTTTTACTAATTGCTCTAGCGCCTTCAAACTCTGTAGCGCATTCAGGGTCAGAGTCTTTATTAAAAATTTTATCAAAGTTATCTTTGTAACGTGCGTAATTAGTTCCTTTGCGGATTCTACTGCCTTTACCAGCAATAGTTTGTCTCATCATTAACGGCTTCGCATCAGATCCAAGTTGAGGCATTATAATCTCCAGTAAAAAAGGAAAGGGGCCACCGAAGCAGCCCCCACCTAAAAAGGTCTAGTCGATACCGTAGAAGGCTGAGACCAGAGCTTCTGGACGCAGTACCTTAGCACCGTAAACGTGTAGACCACGAACAATGTCACCAAAGCTGTCTGGGTCACGGATGACCTCAGTGCTGGTGATCGTTTGAGCCGTTGCCGTAGAAGACATGTGACCAGCCAGACATTGACCAGCAGCATTAGTTACCGCAGGAATGTTGTTTGACTTGTACATATCAAAACCACGCAGCTTGCCAGAGCTTACCAAACCATTACGGATGGAGCCTTGACCAGCGTTGAAGTCTACGTTCAACAGCTTAGAGCTAGACTGAGACAGTACTTCGTAGAACTGTGGTGAAGCTACGAACCAACGGCCTTCTTCTGGAATGTTCTGCTCGTCTAGCAAACGTGCCATACGTGCCATAATGTCCAGAGGATCATGCTCGTTAGTGCCAAAACCAAGGTCTAGGTTACCAGTACCGTCAAAGGTACCTTCAGCTAGATCAGTAGTACTGTCCGTACCAAGTACATGGTCAGGGNNAAGGTTCCAGCAGCAAGGTCAGCAGTAGCGTCTGTACCAAGTACATGGTCAGGGCTAGAAGCAGACACACCAGCAAACATAGTAGCCAGTACACCTTGGTCAAAAGCATCACGCAAAGAGTAAGCTGCTGAAGACGTAGCAACGTCACGGAAGTTAACGTGAGACATGTTAGTTTCAATGTCATCTACGATAAACTTAAATGCGTTAGCCGTGTCAACAACCAGAGTTACTTCTTGGTCGGTCAACTTCGTAGCGGTCACATCTTGACCACGCTCATACTGATAAACAGTAATTTCAGGCTCTTTGATGATTCGTACACTATCACCGAATGCTGCGATTTCACCCGCATAGTCAGTGTTCGTAATACCTTCAATCACAGAAGCCTTACGGAAAAAGTTTAGTACCTGCTTGGAATAAACTTTAGGTAGGAAAAACGAGTTGTTTTGTCNNCAGTTAGCATTGGTATCTGTAGACGGTTCAAAGAATTGGTCACTTACATTATAAGCCATGTTAATATTCTCCTAATAACACAATTAATTATGCTACTACGCGACCCTCCATCATTGCTTGTTTAATATCTTCTTCAAATTTATCAAACTGATCTAGGGACATAGCAGCGATTTCCCGTTCAGTCCAGATCTTAGGTTGGGCTGCGTCAACATTAGTGGTTTTGGTGGAAACCATGTCTGCTGCAGAACCCTGTGCTTTTTTTCTGGGCTGTTGTTTTTGAGTAATACCAGTTTCCATTTTATAAAGATCAATAGCTTTTGAAGCTAAAGCAACATTATCAGGATTATTATAAATCCAATCTTGAATTTGTTCTGGTTGCTCTTCAGCCCACGCATGAAACTGCTCATCCCCTCTGATATCTTCAAAGTCTGGATGACGCTGTTGCAAAGTGGTTTCAGCCTCTCTACGCAATACTTCAGACTCACGTTGCCGCATAGACTGTAATTGTGCTTCAAGTTCTGCAACCTGTCGTTGACTCTGCATATGTGCTACAGATTCAACAGTGTTATACAAATCAGGATATTCCTGTTTAAAACTTTCTAACTCTTCTTCAGACTTAGGTGGTTCATAACGAGGTTGTGCTGCTTGAGCCATAGCAAGAAGTTCATTTTCTTTTTGCTTAAACTCAGACAGTTTTTGATCATAATGTTTTTTTAGATCATCGTATCGTTTCTTATAGTTAGTTCTCTTACGAGGTTGAGCTTCTTGTTCAGGGGCCTCTTCTTCAAGGGTAGCCTGAGGTGGCTCAAAAAATAATCCATCTGCACTGCCTCCACTGGGCTTATCAGCTTCGTGCCAAGGCTTACGAGCATTGTATGGATTACTAACTTCTTCTTGTACTTCTGACATTCTCAATCTCCTTCACGGGGCTTGTGTCTTGCAAGGTAGCCATATTAACTCCGTCGAGTTTCATGGGGCTTGTCTTACCAAGGTAGCCGTAAAAATTATTGAAGACTAGGCATTTTATTTGCACCCATCATAAGCTTCTTGATTTCCTCATCGGTTTGACTGAGGGGTGAATCTTGCTCTTCAGGGTCTTCTTGCATATAACCGCCAATAGCCTTCATTTGATAACCGCCATCATAAGCACGTTCAGCATCATCCATAATTGTTTGAAGCTGATCCGCACCAATCTGGTCGGTTGCTTTTCTGGTAAATACAAACTCTCCATCACTCAAACGAGCGGGGATAGAATCTGATACACCAGTTCCGGGGCCTTCGACTTCTCCAGCACCCGAAAACTCACTAGCAACTGTAATTACTTTATCCAAAATATCTGATAGTCTTGGATCATTCTGTAATACACCTACTAGGTAATCTTGTTCTTCATCGTCAAGGGATTCATCCATGACATATTGAATATAATTTTCTTCCATTTCAGAATCAGGAAGTTGTGATTCTAATGCTTCATCCATTTCATCAGCAGGAATGTTTGGATAGGTATCCACTGGCATACCTTCTTCTGGCATCATTAAAGAGCCTTCTGCCCTCATAGCTCTATTTTCAGCTTCAGATAATCTTTTTTCTGATAAATCATCAAAATCGCTACGAAGTCTAGTTATTCCTTTTTGACTACCTTCTAGAATACTTTTTATTTTTTTAGGGTCGTATCCTAAAGATTCTCCCATTTTTATAATTTCGTCATCTTGCTCACGAACTATTACAAATTCTCCTAACATTTCTGCATATGCATCTGGAGCATTTATTTCTTTTTTTAATTCATTTAATTTTTCTTTACTAAAAAATATAGCATCTTTATTTGGAGTGCTTAATATTTTTTCAAACTCTTCTATATCTCTAGTATCCCCTGCGTCACCGGGATACGCTTCTTTTGAAGAAGATTTACTAGATTGAATAGCTTTAGAAATAGCTTTTTTAACTGCACTTCCCAATCCGTATTTTTCTCTAGCTATTAAAAGAGAGCCTTCTGCAAATACTCCACGTCCTTTCAAGACATCTGCCTGAGTAACCTTTCCATCGCCTGTAAGATCTGGTAAGCCACCATTTGCCAGTGGTTGTTTTTTAAACTTTTCAGCAGCTTCTTGATCTCGTCTACGAAATTCTTGAGCTTCCATTTGCTTAGCCATTTCTTGTTCTTTTTGAGCTTGTCTTGCAGCAGAAGCTTTTTTATCTGCTGCCATACGTTCTTGAAAAAGACTTTCTTGCTTACGATTATTTTCTGCACTTGCTCTTGCACCAGCCATTACATCAGGATCTGTTAAAGGATCAGAATCTACACCCAATAAACTATTAAGTTTTTTACGATACATTTCTTCTGTTTCTAAAACACTTTTATCAAACTGTTCTTGTAATGGGTTAGCCATTTATTCTTTCCTTTCTAAAACTTCAGTAACTATTTGAGGTAATTCTAATAACCTAGCCAGAAAACTCAGCTTCCCCTGACTGCGGAACAACTCCTGTTCCGATGTTGCCGCCACCAGTACCCGTAGCTCCAAGCTCTGGAGGCTGTTCAGGTACTCCTCCACCGCCTTCCATTGCTCCTTGTCCTTGATCAACGGGGCCAGCTTCCGCGCCAATTGCTTGTCCAACATTATTTTGCATTCCTATAATCTGAGCCATCATTGCAGCTTCTTCAGGGTCATTCATTAATTCATCTGGGTCTAGGTCTAAACTGTACGCCAGTTCACTAATAAGCTTATTCATCTTAATAAACGGAGCTACGGCAGGATTAGCTGCTGTTTGCAAGAACATTGTAAGTCTTTGTGATCTTACTTCTTTCTGCATCAAACTATTTGTACCTGTAGCTTTAACTTCTAAATCACCTTCAACGCCTAATTTAGATTCAAGAAATTGCATGTTCCATTGGAAGTATGCTTCACCCATAGGCTTTAATAAGAAGTCATCAAGATTTTTAATAACAGTCTTAATGTTTAATGAAGCTGCACCAAGCAACATAGACATACCTGATGCGGTACGTGTCATGCTTTGTACGCCTGTTTGACCATGACTATAAGAAGGAATACCTGTTTGTTCGTCTGCAAGCTGTCTAAACTTGTCAAACATCTGCATGTTTTCTATAGTCGTGTTAGGAAACTTCAAGCCGTTAATAGCTGTTCCCGGTACACCTGCTTGCCGTCTAAATACTTTACCGGGATAAATTTCCATGCTCTGACCACCTACAAGGGCAGTCTCATCTACATCAAAGATTACAGAGCCTGACAAAGCTAGATTATCAATAGCCATACGTGCATGACCATTCATAATCTTTTGACTATCATCCATGTTTTCTGCTACCCCAATACCAAAGAAGCTGTAGGGGTTCTTTTCATAGTTAAAAGCATGATAAGGAATACGGAAAGGTGTAAAAGGATTAACTACACTACGTAGCATCCTACCATTACAAACCCAAGCATTAATTTGTACTTCATCTAAATCATCAACATCTTCAGGTATTTCCATACCTACTTGCCGACAGTACTCTGCATCCATAACACCCCAGTACTCTAGTACTTCATACTGAGACGCACCATACTCATCATTACGATTATCATCTTTTAACTCATGCTCGTAATCTTCTTCTACGTAGTTAGGCCCCATTTGAAGACATTCACGAATAGCTTCTTTGTCAAAGTAAGGCATCTTACCTAGACTCCGAAGTTGAGTACGATTCATTTTGTGTCTATGGAATACATATTCTGCTTCGTCAATATTTGTTGCGTTGGGGTCTGGGAAAAAGTCCCAGATGCTGACAAACTCCAAGCGAGGCACCCTAACATCAACAGGAGAGTAAGTTCTATCGCCATCGTTTCCTTCCTCCCATCGGTGGAGGGTCTTGTTAAAATTGAATGGCCCTTTAACGATTCCGGTGCCGAATAAAGCTGATTCAAATAATGCGTTTCTGATCTCACTAGCGCCGTTAGACTCCTCTATCTGATCGTGAATTATTTTTTCCATACGTCTTGCAGCTTTTTGTGCAGGACTTAACTCTAATATCTGAGGGTCTGGAGAAGGCCCTTCAGAAAGCATTTCTTTTTCTTCTGCTACTTTATCAAGTTTAAGATCTTCAAACTTACCTGTAGCATATGTAGCTCCGGGCTTTAGTACTTTACCATCACCTTCATAGCCTACATCATAAGGATTTTCTATTGTTTCTTCTTCTTGAGGCTGTGCTTGAGAAGTTTCAATACCGGGAGTAGTAGGTTTAATATGAGCATACTCTGAAATACCTTCAGGTACTTTAGTTTCGCTAATTCCAATAGGAAACTTATTAGCTCCAAAAACAACATCTACAAGCTGACCATAAGCCACAAGTACTTTAGTCTTTGTTACTTTGACAAAGATACGAGACTTTTCAGATTCTCTAAAACGTACATTCTT